TAATGATGCTTCAGAACAAAGAAGACCAGAATTACGAGAAATAAAATCTAAATTAACTCCAAACTTATCCTCTATATACCCCAAGAGTCCTTGACCACCAAAAGTTGTAAGTGTTTGGTTAGTTGTAAGAGATGAAAAATCTACTTGATAGTGATTAGTCTGTGCTAAATTTCCAAATAAACGTTGAGGATCTACATTACCACTTCCACCTCTAGAGTTTCTAATGAATTTTACTATAGGTTTTACTGCCACTCTAAATACCTTATATGGTCTTTTATTATTAGTTATTTAGATGTCATATAAGGGATTTTATAAATAATATAGAATAGCAAGTTCTTCGGTATGAGAAAAGAATATACTTGGAATACAAAAAATCTTAATACGATACTTGGAATAGATTCTAATATTGAGATAATTTCAGAATCATATGAAATTGAATCTAATAGTGGTTGTGATGGAGCAAATAATGGTTTTTATGGAAAAAAGCACACAGAAGAAACTAAAAAAATATTAAGAGAAAAAACATTAGAACTATGTAAAGATGAAAAATTCAAAATGACAGGGGCAAATTTTGGAGAAAAAAATGGAATGTATCAAAGTGCCCGATTTGGTGAATTAAATCCTATGTGGAAGAAAAAACATTCAGAAGAAACAAAATTAAAACAAAGCAACAAAAGAAAAGAATGGTTTAAAAATAATGAAAATCCTATGAAAGGAAAAAAACTTTCCAAAAAACAAAAAGAGAAAATATCGGAAAGAAACAGTAAAGAATACACATTAATAAATTCTAATGGTGAAATAGTAAAAATAAAAAATCTTACCAAATTTGCCAGAGATAATAATTTGAGTATTGGGTGCTTACAACAACTCGTTGCTGGAAGAAATAAGACGCATAAGGGATGGAAAAATGCCTAAAAAAGAATATCTACAAGGTAAATATAAACCATCAAATCCAGAGAAGTATAAAGGAGATGTTTGCAATATCATTTATAGAAGTAGTTGGGAAAGAAAATTTCTCTACTATTGTGATATGAATAAAAATATTATAGAATATTCTAGTGAGGAGGTTGTTATTCCCTACAGATCACCAGTAGATAATAGATACCACAGATACTTTCCAGACTTTTATATTAAGGTCAAAGAATCTAACGGAACAATCAAAAAGAAAATTATTGAAATCAAACCATTTAAACAGTGTATCGAACCTAAAGTTAAAAAAATAACATCGAAAGGTTATATATTTGAAGTCGTTCAGTATGCTAAAAATCAGGCAAAGTGGAGAGCCGCCAAAGAATGGTGTTTAGATCATGGTTATGAGTTTCAGGTGCTCACGGAACATGATTTAGGAATTAAGTAATGCCAAGAAAGACACTCCAACAAAGAAGAAATCCAACAGAAGATAATGATAATCGTGTGCGTGGTGTTGTTGATAATTTAATTGGTATCGAAACTGCTGATGATATTATGACTGAGTTAATCAGTGTTTTATCCGAAGGTGGTAAAGTTCCTTCTAGTGGAAAATATTATACCTTTTTTTATAATGCCAAGACACCAGGAATGCAGTATGATCAACACCCTCTTGTAGGTGTTACCGAAGTATTCTCTTGGGGGTTTCGTGGAATTAATTTTCATTGGGATTCTCAGAATAGCAGAAGACAATATGATTACAATCAAATCATTGGTGGACTATATGAAATCTATCCAGAAGAGATGTCTGATGTGATAGAACTCGGTTTTGCTAAAGTTCGTTCTAAATAGTTGTAAATAGTTGTAAAAAGAGAGCAATATAGATGGAAAAACCATTACGTTATCCATATACATTGATTGCAGAAACTACAGATTATCTGCAGATAGATGTTATTAAGTATAAACCTATTGGAAAACCTCTCGTAAACGCACCGGGTGGTAGAAGAAATCAGGGACCCCAGCAGGGAAAGAGTAAAATAAAAACCATACTACTTCCAATTCCATCAAATATTAGTGATAGTAATAGTACAAAATATGGTGACTCCAGTTTGAATAGTATTGGAGCTGCATTAGTCAGTGGTGTTGGTGGCATTATGGGAGCTGGTGCAGACTTTAACAAAAGTATGAAAGAAGGAAGTCAAAGTGTACTTGCCGCAGGTGCTGAAACGATAACAAACCTAAAAAACAGTGCAGGAGGCACTGGAGGATTGCAAGGATTTCTTACTAGACAATTGGCAAGTGAAGCAGCAGGAATCGCAGGTGTCAATATTACTCCAGATCAACTTTTGGCAAGAACATCGGGTGAAATCTTAAATCCTAATATGGAACTTCTTTTTAATGGACCGACTTTGAGATCTTTTAGATTTTCATTCAAAATGACTCCAAGAAATAGAGACGAAGCAATAGAAATTAAAAATATTATTAGATGCTTTAAAACACATATGGCACCTAAAGTAGCATCTGCCGGAGATACTGAAAACACAACATTTCTTAGTACACCAGATGTTTTTGAATTAAGATATCGTCAAGGTGCAACAGAACATTCTTTCTTAAACAAATTCAAACAATGTTTTATGGAAAGTATTAATGTCAGTTATACGGCAGACGGAACTTATGCAACTTATGATGATGGAACACCAGTTTCAATGGTTATGACGTTATCTTTTAAAGAAATTGAACCAGTTTATAATGTTGATTATGGTGATGAAATAACAGGAGTAGGATACTAAAATGGGATACTTCAGAGAACTACCAGAATTAGATTATCAATCATTTTTATCTGATAGCAATTCTTCTCAAAATTATTTGAGAGTTAAGAATTTATTCAGAAGAAATAAGTTACGTGATGACTTACAAAATGTATTCACCATCTTTGATAAGTATGAAATTGTAGAGGGTGCAAGACCCGATACAGTTGCCGAAGAATTTTATGGAAGTGCCGAACTTGATTGGGTTGTATTAATGTCCGCAAATATTACAAGAGTCAGAGATCAGTGGCCTCTGTCAAATCGTGATCTTTATAAGTATGCAGAAAATAAGTATGGTATTACTGGATTATCATCCGTGCATCATTATGAAACAACAGAAGTAAAAGATTCTTTAAATAGATTAATTCTTCCGGAAGGTAAAGTTGTAGATGAGGATTTTACAATTCCAGATCCTTCGAATACTGCAACTACTTTAAATCCTGTGATTAATATCAATAACTATGAGTATGAAGTTAGGAAAAATAATGAGAAGTCATCTATCTATATACTAAAACCATCATATTTACAGCAGTTCTTGAATGATATGAGAGAAATTATGATTTATGGTCGTTCATCAGAATACATCAACGAAAATCTAATCCGAACAGAAAATACTAGATCCACTAACCCATAAAAAAGGGGAGGTTTCCCTCCCCCATCTTACTTAGTCTGCTGCAAGTGCGGCAAAGTATGAGAGTGTATCATCATCGTCATCATCAGTCTTGGTAGGAGACAGATTATCAAGTTCTTCCTTTATTGACTGAGGGACAGGATTTGATTCTCCACGATTCTGTTGACGGAACTCTTCTTCTTCCTGAACGGATTCTTGGTCTTGGAACTTAGTCGTTCCTTTAATGCCGAGAACATAATCAAGACGCTTCTTCAATTCATCATAAGACTTGAATTGGTCTGGAGCAACAAACTCTTCGAGAGAATACTCTTTCTTCCAAATTGCTTCCATTGCTTCATCATCTTCCAGAAGTGCATCCTGACGGGCAAACTCTGAAGAATCATAGTTACGATAACCGGCAACGTTCTTTGCTTTCAGTTTGAAGTTAGCACCCTGCCAGAAGTCAAATGGATCGATTGCTTCCTCGTCCTCAAACTCGGGTTGCATTGCGGCAGTAATCTTATCAAAGATCTTCTTACCGAACTTGTACAAGAATACTCGTCCTTCATTCTCAGGATTAGCAGGATCTTTTACAACATAGATGTTTGCGACATAAGTCAGTTTACGTTTCTGCTTACGTGCTTGATCTTTACCAGAATCGGTGCCGTTATTCCACAGCATCGTGTTGTATTCTGACATTGGGTCTTTCTGACTCAGAGTCGTCA